TCTTTTTTGCTAAAAGTATTACGCTTCGGATATTCTGGAAGCGTATTGATATATTCTTGTAGTTGTTCTTGTGATAAACTTTTACTCAAGGGCTTTGAGCAGGAAGTCGTCATCAAAATTACCACCATCATTATAATCAATTTTTTTAGCATTTTTAGCTTTATTTAAAGTTGTTTTTAATTCTTGGATTTTTTCTTGGTGAAATTCTTTTGTTTCTTGCTCAATTTTTTCATACTCTTTAACCTTGTTTTGAGCTTCAAAATAATTATTAACAAAGCCAAGAATAAATAAAAACAAAATTACTCCAATAACTCCGATTGCAAAGTTTTTGGATTTAAGAATTAGTGGTAAAATAAAACTAAGCATTATTTTTTTAAAGTTAATAAATTAATGTTTCCTAAGCCTATAATCGCAAAGAAACCACTTCCAGCATAAAATAGGAACTTTCCTAAATTGTCAAATGTTTCTTGTTTAATTGGCTCAGAAATGTCAATCCAAATAAAGATTAAATAAGATAATAAAGCAAGTAAATAAATAATTGAATAAGCTTTTGCTCCACTTTCTTTACTTAACATATTTCTCCATTTTTTGAATTAATTCCATGTTTGATTTAACTAAGCCAGTTAAAACATGTTTTTCGTTTTCTATTGCATGAGTCCTTTGCTTGTAGGCATTGACATCATTTTTTATTTCGTGGACTTCTTGTTTTGTGTTGTTTGTTATTTCAATTACTTTTTCAACATCAATTTTTATTTTCTTCATATCTTCCCATTCGTTTTTAACTCCAAACAATTTTGCAATTACTTTAAAAAACTTATTAAAAGCAAAATATATTATTGCAAAAAACGCCAAAACATCGGGCGAAACAACATCTTTTAAATTTGAAAGAATATCTTTAAAGTCCATTATTTTGAGCAAATGTTTTGTTTAATTTTTACTAAGTCTTGTTTTATTTCTGATATATCTTGCTTTACTGGCTGAAGCATATCTAATATTTTTTTCTCACCTTGATTTTTAACCCAATAATAAAAAAGATAAATAAAAAATGCACTTACAGGCATTGAAAATTCGGGTGCTTGCTTCATTAAGTTAAATATGGTAATAAAATCAATCATCGTTTCTTATATTTTGATTTACCAAATAATCTGACTGCAATATACATTGCGTAGCGTTTAAATTTACTAACTCCTAAACATTCAAGCCCTTGTAAAAAAGCCATGTCGGCATCGGCTCTAGTAATATGTGCGGGGGATTGTTTTGAGTATAAAAAATCATGAACAACAGCGATTTCAATTCCTTTGCCTGTTTCACTTTGAAATGGCTTAAATAATTTGGGAGTTGAAAAGCCATCAGTATTAAAGCCCGCTGGAACGATAATAGTATTTTCTTTACCTAAATATTCAAAAATATAAATAAAATCTTCTTGCAAAAAGAATCTTCCATCGACAATTTCAACTTTTAAATGTTTTTGAATTTTACATTCCATAATTATTCGAATTTAATTGCTTCGACTTCCTCAACACTTTTACAAGCATTGATTTGGATTTCTTTTATTTTAAGAAGTTTATTGTTGTTGATTTCTCTATTTTGAATATGATCGGCTATAGAAAATGCAACAGGTAAAATATTAACTACGCCAGCCTGTTCTTTACCATCTTTAACGATAGTAGTTGAATATGGAACGATTTTTTGTTTTATGCAATTGTCATAAATACTTTTTTCGCTTGCGTAATCAGTGCCAGTTTTTTTAGCAAAATTAATACAACTTACATAATCCATATTGCATTTACTAAGAACGCTTTCAGGAGTTAAATTGCTATTTGGAATTGAGTCGACATGCCAGTAAAACTTAACTTCAGCTCCAATTCTAGAGCCGTCTATAATTTCGGGTGCAAAATGAGATGTATATTTCTCTGTTTTTTTAGATAAGATAAAAGCTTCGAGTTGAGCAAGTTTTACGTCTTTTGCTTCTTTTAAATAATCAAACTTTTCATACTCCCCACCGCTTTTAATCCACTCTTGGATTCTTTGAAAATCAGTATTGCTTGGATCTTTTGGAATGAACATTCCATTTAACTCAAAGCCGTTTTTTAATTCTTTTAAATTTTTCATAAAAATTATAATTCAATTGTAATAATTACTTGAAATTTGCCTTCTAGTCCAGCACTTGCTGATGCAAATGAAACCCAGACCCCATTTTCGTCGATGCCACTAATTCCCGCAGCAGTTAAAGACCCAAACAAAACAGATGCTGTTGCCGACGGCGCCGCTCGTTTTGTTGCTTTATTAAAATACATGCATCTTTGAACAACACTTCCACTGCTCCCATACGACACCGCATAAACCGTTCCAACTTCATAATATCTTTGGCACAATCTTAACTCATCTGCAAAAGTTCTATTTTCAAACGGCGTTGCGACATCACCTTCCTCAAGTTGAACTCCAGTAATTAAAAAATCATTTGATGTAGAATCGCAAGCGTTTACTTGATTCGATGTTCCAAGAAAATTACCTGTTTGCCAAGAATCTGGGGTTGTGTTAAAAGCTGAACCAGATGCCAATGTGAAGCCTATTTGCAATCCAATTCCGTTTGTATAATTCCAAGTTCCAGCTGCAGGAGAAGCAGGAAAAGTTATTGTTTTAAACTCCCAAGTATTTGATGCATTGATGCTAAATTCTTTTACGCAAGATCTATCTTCTCCACTATTTGCCAAATGAACAGAATAAATGCCAGTTTTTGTAGCTTTAACCCAAAACGAAATTGTTATTTCTTTTTGAGCCAAAGGAATAAAATTAAAACCTTCAATTTTTTGTCTAATAATCGCATGATCAGATGATGCAATTGAAGAATCTACGGTTTGACAATCTGCTTTAAGTGAATTTGTTATAAGCCTGCCTGCTTGGGCAACAGTCGGAACATCATTGGATAATGTTATATCATGAACCATTGCTCCTGATTTTAAATAAAACCAACGGTCAGCGGTATAGGTAGCATGAGCAACACTTGTGAAAGATGTTCCTCTTTGCCAAATGTTAAAATCACCGTTAATTATTGCGTTTTTGTTTGATTTTAGATATTGCACGCCTTGGTTGGTGGTGCTGGCTTTAGCACTTGGTAAATTTGCGAGAAAGGTTAGGTTTGCATTTAATTGTTGTGCATCAAGAGTAGTGCGGGCTTGTGAAGCTGTTGTATCATCAAGTAATGTTTTCGCAAATGTCGACACGGGAGCTAATCCAACATCAGCTAAATCTTTTGTGGTCAAATTATCGCCATCATTATTAACTGTAATTACTTGATTGGCTTGGCTTGTTCCGATAGGAAATTCAATATTATTTAATAATGAAGATTTAGGTAATTTAAAAACTCGATTTAGGTTTTCTTTTTGCTCTAGCAACATTAAAGTTAATTTATCCAAAGAACCTTCTAAAGCCGTCCCTGGTAAAGCATCACTTCCTGAGGTTGTAATATCATTATTTTGCGTAAAATTTACTTTTCTTAAAAGTGAAATTGTATAGTTATTTGCAGGAGCGGTATTAAAGACAACATTACCTTGATTTATTACGCCGTTTACATAATCGGTTGTGTTGTAAGTTATTGTATAATCGGTAGTTTCAATTTTGGTCGTTTCAGCACCAGTTATATCGGCAACAATAACCTCTAAAGAGAATTTAGGAGTTGCATTTGATTCATAAAAAATAGGGAAGTCAAAAGCATAAGAAGTATTTACTCCATTTGCTGTATAATCTCTCCTTAAAATATTTGATGTTATTGTCATTTTTTTTAAATTTTTTTTGTTAAAAATACATATATTTTATTGATTTGCAATAGCTTTTTCAAAATTATCCATTGCCCCAGTTAAAAGAAAATGGTTATTAAACCAAATCATTCTTCTTATTGCTTTTGCATCAGCTTCGCTTATTTCACCTGATTTTAAAGCTCCAATTGATATTGCCGCATCTCCAAGAAGTCCAACACTAGGACCAAGTAAAGAAGCTCCAATATTTCTTGATTGATACCTTGATAATTCCCCAGTTCCAAGAAGACTAGAAGCTCCTAAACCAACTTTGTCGGCAATATGTGAGTAATCGGATAATATACCAAAATATCCGCTTCTATCTAAACCCTCCGCAAGCCAAACTTCAGGGTCTTTTGAAACTTCTTTTCCAGCTAATTTTGCTTTAAAGTAATAAGCCATCATTCCTAAACCAACCGCAGAAATTAAGCCATTTAAAACTGCCATGTCCTTTTGTTGTAAACTAGCAACTAGAACTTGTTGAGTCGCACCAAAAACAAATGATTTAAATTGACCAACAACTTTGCCTGCTTCGGTTTGCATCCATAAGGGCAAATCACCAGCACCTACGGTTACTATTGTGCTATCAATATCAGTATTTAAAGCATTTCTATATATTCTTACGGCTTCGGGATTATTCCATTTTTCAGTATTAGCAATTAATAATCTACCTTCTTTATAGGCGTGTTGCTTTAATTCATCAGCAATAATTTTATAATTATCTCTACCAATCCCTAAATAACCTAAATAAGCTGTTTCTTTTTCAGTAATTTTGCCATATTTATTAATAGCATTAATCATTTTTTGTTGAGACATTACGGAAGCCCAACCTTTTTGCGAATCATTCCAAACTGGCATTAAATTTGTTTTTGACATCGCTTTTGAAATATTTTCTAAATATTTTTCAAAAGTAGAAAGATTGCTTGCAAATTGATCGTTCAATCCCGAGAAACTAGCCATTCTTTCAGGGGAGACAATATCAGTAATATTACCAGCTAATTTAGCTTCTTTAACATTTAATTTAATACCCTCTAAATTCGTGATTAGATTTGGTAATGTTTTTGCCCAAGTTCTTAAACCAAATTTTCTTATGGGGTTTGAAATATCAGTTATTGAAGCAAGTGCAACTTGTCCCATTTTAGTGATATAAATATATTGCCTTGCTGTTCTTCCCCCTCTAACAATCATTGAGTCGGGATTATCAGGGCGAGCATACATTCCACGCATTATTTTTGCAACAGATTCAATATCATTAATTACGTTCTTTTTTTCTTTATCGATTTGTTTTAATATTTTCGGGTCAGTTGTTTTAGCTATAACTTCCGCATATTCATCTTGAATTTTTTGGATTGCATCATCTAGAGTTAAATCACCATCAAAAGCCCTAGAAATTTCAATATCAGTCGCTAAAGTATTTTGATAATAATTTAAAACTTTTCTTGCATCATTTTCTAACCACGGCTCTAATTCGTTATCTTGAATAAAGTTTAATGTTCTTTCCTTTAATGGTCCTCTTTTAGCAACTTTTATTCCTAAATCATCAATCAAGCCTAATCTATCATCTCCTTTTAATTGGTTGATTATGTCGCTTGTAATTTCGTTTACATAAGAATCTTCATCTCCCATTTCTTCAAATTTAGATCTAAAGCTAATTTGATTTTCGGTATATTTATTTTTTAATTTATTTACTTTTTTTTCTAAAAGGTCAATTTCTGATTTAGCTAAAACTTTATCCATTTTGCTAATTGTCTTTTTATCAACATTTTCCCCGCTTAAATATTTAAACTTTTTCTTAATTTTTCCCTTTTCTAATAAAACTGCATCATTAATTTTATCAATATCGATTCCCATTTCGTTTAATTCTTCTATTAATTTTTCAGCATTATTTTTTATTTCTATTTTATCGATATCTTCTAATGAATATATTTTTTCGCCCCCAACTTCCCTTCTTATCAAATCTAATAAATCATTAATGCTAGGTTGTCCACCGCTTCCATCTTGCGGAAAATCGTTAAAATATCCCTGTTCGTGTGCAACAAATCTAGCGTCATCAAGGTCAATATATTCTTTTTTACCCGCTCCAAATAAATTACCAAACTCTTTACCTTTTCTAATTAATCCTGGTAAAGTTTTGTTTGTAATTCCCATTGCTTTTAAATTTCCGCCAAAATCAACAACACCGCCCCTATCTCTTAAAAAAATTAACAAAGATTTTGGTTTAATAGATTTTACAGTTTTAATGGCGGTTTTATATTTTTCTAAAATATCCGCCAATTCTTCATTTGTATAAATTAAATTATCATTTTTTACATATTTATTATAAACTTTTTCAATCTTATCCGCTGGAAAATCTAAATTATCTGGCAAATCTTCCGCCATTTTTTCTAAGAAATCATCAAAACTTTTTTCTCCACCCTTTGCCCAAGATATATTTCTTTGGAAAATAAATTTATTTTCAGTTGAAATATCGGCTTCATTAAAAACAGCGTCAACTTGTGCTTCTTCGAATTTTTCGTTTACAACTTTATCAAGATTAGCTTGTAATTCGGCTTTACGGGTTTGTAAATCAAGAATTTGTGAATTTAAATTTAATTCTTTTTGTGCTTCGGCTTTTTTAATTTGTGGCAATAAAACAGTTTTAATTTTATTATTTAAAAATGTTCTAAGGTCATTTTCTCTAGCAATTACCTTTAATCTATTAAATAATCTAGGAAAATAAGAATCTGCCGTTTTAGGTTTAGTAGTTAAAACTTTTTCGTTTAATAAGCCGACATTTACAGCTTCTTTGCCGAGATGATTTAAAACATCATTGCGAGCAAGTTTTGCTAACTGATTTACCTCGGGAATATTGCTTGTATCGCCGTTTCTCATTGCCCTTGATACTTCTTCAAAAAACTGTATATCATTTTTAATATTATTTTCCGTTTCGTTTAAAGCACCTTCTTTTTTAATTCTTTTTTTGAAATTATAATAGGCTTGGTTTTCAACTGGTTTATAATTGTTAAAATAAGGAGCTTGTAGAGTTTTTTTAGCTATTTCAGCACTTTGAGCAGAGGCAATTCCTATTTTATTTTTTTGCCACATTAAGCCCGTTTTCATTAACTTTTCCGCGGTTTCTCTAGGCGATACCGCAAATTGTGTTTGCGTTAATCTTTGTATTGGATTTAAATTATCAATTAGGTTTATTTTTTTTAATAATTTTTGCCCTTTAATTACATTACCAATATTTACCGCTCCCGCAATATCTTGTGTTATTGTTGAAGCTAGGCTTTGTTGTTGTTTTTTAAAGACGGCAAAAGCAGGAACTTCTTTACCTTCGGCTTTTAATTGTGGAGTTAAAACATCATCATAATATTTTCTTATTGCTTGAAATTCAGCGACATTAGCGGCACTTGCGGAATCTGGTTTTATTTCCATTTTTTGCGTGTCAGGATTTATAAAAACATCGGCAGTTTCATTGTCTAAATCTTTTTTAAATTTATCAGCTAAATTATTAAATTGTCTTTTTGATAACATCGCACTTGCGCCACCTAAAGCACCAGCTAATATTGTTCCAGCACCAATATTTATAGCACTTTCTTCTAATGTTCTAGTTTGTTGAGTAGCTTGCAAAATTCCTTCGCTCGCAGTCATACCAACCGCACCAGCACCAGCGGTTAAACCAATACCTTTTAAATATTTACCAGCTTTGTAAGCCTTGTAAGCTCCGCCTCCAATAGGTATAAAATTAATAGGGTCTAAAATGCCAGCCGCCATTCCCATAGCAAAACCAGTTAGCCCACTATTTGCCATTACTTCACTATTTTTAAATTCTCTATCTAATTGTTTTTTATAAAGGTCAGCATCTTTTCTATTTTTAAATTCTAAAAATTTTTCGCTATATGGAGCATAAACCGAATTATCAACTTCATCAAAAACATAATCTATTGGATCGAAGTTAGGATCTTCTTGGTTAATAAAATTATATTGGCTATCTAATATAGTAGAAGCAACGGTATTTTCTCGCTCAAAAGCAGATTGCGTAATTTGTCCAAAAGTATAGTCTTCTTGTGGTTTTGGCACATATTGAGCAAGATAAGGGCTTGCAGTATCAGGTTGGTCGGGCATTCCAAACATCCCACCAGCTAAAACACTTTCAGCTTTGCCAGTTATCAACATTTGATTTTCAACTGGATTAGGAGCTTCTTTATTTATTAATGTTGCGTTAATTGGCATTGTCTAAGTTTTTAAGTTGCTTTATTCTTTTATCAATACTATCTATTTTGTCTGGGTCTTGCAAACCTTTAGCAAAATAATCATCGCTTAATTTTAAATTTTTTAATGCTTTATCTGAGGCATAATATCTTTTTTGAGCGTATGCTTGACGGTCATGCTCTTTGAAAGTATCTATTAGCGTTATATAAGCTTTTGGGTTATTTTTTTTAATTTTTTCCAACTCTTTTTTATAAGCTTTAACCGACAAACTTTCTTCTCCACCAAATTCGTAAAGGTCATTAAGTGCTTTTACACCTAATTTTTGAATTTGCGGATTTTCATTTAAAAATTTAGCAGCTTCTTGATAGCCAATTTTTTTATTTTTTTGCTCTACCTCTTTTGGATTAATAATTTTATTTTTTATATTTTCATAAGTCCCACTAAAAGAAGCTCCGACTTTGTTAATTTCTTCTAATAATTGTTTGTTATAATTTTGAAAATTTTGTTTAGTATTTTCATATTCTTGTTGCCAAGATTTTATTTGTTCATTTTTATTTTCCGCAATTTTACTATCTTTGGCATTTGGATTTTCTTGAAAATTTTCAACAAATTTTACCATTTTTTCAATTTCGACTTGTTTGCTTGTTAATGTTTTTAAAGCATCTTGACTGTCTTGTAAATTTTTAAAAATATTTATATATTTATTTTTGTCAAAAGCTTTATCTTGGGGCAATGGAGTATCAACAGAATTAAAAAATTCATTAATATTTCCGCCCATACTTTCGGCACTAGATTTAATATTTAAAATTGCCCCAATGTTGTTATCTAAAACATTGCCAAGTCGCGTATCTTCAAAAGCTTTATCTTGCGGTAATGGTGCCATTTTTCCAAATAATTGCTCTTTATAAATATTCATTTTATCTAAATATTTATATACTTTTTTTTCTAATTCCGATATGGGTTTATTTTCATCTATATTTTTAATTTCTTGCATTATTGGCAATGTATTTTTCATTGCTTCTTTTTGTATATTTGCTTCTGAAATTGGTAAATTGTAGGATTTTTTAGAATCTACATTATTAGTTTTTCTTTTACCCTCTAATATATTTAAAGCTTGCTCTTTAGTAAAAGGTGTTTTTGTTTCTTTTTCAAATTGTTTTTTTTGCTCTTTGTAAAAATCCGCCTCCTCAATGTTTGGTGTAAACATAATAGGTCTATTATTAGAGCCAAGCATTATTTCTTCTTGTCCACTTTCGCCAACCTTGTGGGCAACAAAATAAGAAGGTTTTCCACCAGCTATAAAATTTGGATGAGGAACTAAAGAAAAATCTTTATCTATATCATCAACTTTATTTATAGCTTTATTTTCAATAATTTTATAAGCAAATTGTTCTTTAATCCAAGAAGTATCTCCGCCATTATATTTATTATAAAAAGTTTCTGGAGCATACCTCATAACCTTTTTTTTGCCAATTTCCGTAATTGCAAATTCATTTTTTATAACATTTTTTGCAAATTCTACGCTTCCTTCTAGTGTAGCATTTTTGTTATTAGTAAATTGGTCTTTAACAATTTGCTCAAAAGTTATTTTTAAACCATCTTCAATTGCTGGATTAGACGAAAAAAAGGATTTATAATTTTCATCAATAAAATCATCAAAATTTTGTTGTATATTTTTTTTAGAGTTTTTTTCGTTAATAACTTGCATTTTAGCAATTCTATCCATTGACTGATATTTGCTAATTTCTTTTTCCGAATATTCAATTATTTGTTGTGCTGGCAATCCACTTGCACTTCTTTTTTTTATTTCCATTGCAAAATTAATATCATCAGAACTAAATTGATTTTGTAATCTTGGATTTGCTTCAATTAAATTAGCAATGTTTGATGCTGTTTCTAATTTTTGTTGAGGATTTCCAACATTTAATTGCGTGCTCCAAATTCCTTTTACTTCGCTTGGAACATAACCAGTTTTTTGAATAAAACTCATTGTTGAAACAATTGGGTCAATTCCCTGTTTTCTATTATTGTTAATAATATTTTGATAAGCTAAATCTCCGATTTTTTTATCATCAGAATTTGTTGGATCAATAAAGGCTTGTCCATTAGCAACTAAATTAGCTTGTCTAGTTTTTTCATATTGGATTTGTAAATCTTGAATAATTGATTTTTGTTTATCCCTTTCTCGGTTTATGTCGTTTTGGTCAATTAAACCTGATTTTAAACCAGTTTGTAAAATTGTGTTTAATTCGTTTGATAATTTTGTCGGATTTCCACCTTTTCCAAGTCTTTCATTTACAGAATAAATTCCTTCATAGATTTTATTTGTTCCATATTCTTTTTTCTTACTAGAAAGCGTTCTATCAACATCAAAATTAAAGTCTACAGCCTCAACATCAGCTTGTCTTTTAATTAAACTTGACAATCTTTGATTATCTTTATATTGATTAGTGTAATTATTAATAAAAGAATCTCTTTCCGATTGAAAAGTTTTCTTTGTTTTATCAAAAAGCATTGGGTCATTTGCTGGCAATTCGCTTAATGCTATTCTTTTTTCATTCTCAAATGTGGCAAGTTTTGTTTTAAAATCAACTACTTGTGCAGCATTAAAAGCTTCATCTTCTTTAATAGATTGATATTGCATTTGTCCTGCAATATTTATTAAATTACCTGATAGTTGATTACCAAGATTTGCAAGCATTTGTGATGATTGAGTATCTGGCATGGCAATATCAGTTTTTGCCGATGGTGTCGCTATAATTCCGTATGAGTCAGGTATTTTTGGCATAATTATTGTGTCATAGTTTTATTACCAATATTTGAAAAATTTGAAGCAGATTGAGCAATATTTCCAAAACTTGAAGCTATCGCCATAGGCAGTAATTTTTTTCTTTGTTTTCTTGCTTGTTGTGCTTGCTGTCTTAAAAGATTTGCTTCCATTTGAGCATTTCTTTTTATAATTGCAATGTTTTGTTCTTTATCGGCAATAGTTTTATCAAAAATGTTTAAAACAGAACCTTCCATTTCCGCTCCGCTGGTAGCAACGGAAAGTTTTTGTTCGCCAAGTAAACTTTCAAATTGTTTTGCGGTTTGTATGGCTTGAAATTGTCCTTGCTCTTCAACTAATCGAGCTTGGTCTTCCAAAGCCATTGCTTGGCGTTTTAAGTCTTTTTTAGCCATATTAGCACCATAAATGCTACTAGGCATATTTAAAACCGCTCCTGCTGCCGCAATATAAGGTGCTACCATTAGATATTTACCTCGTAAGTTATGTTTTTAATATTCATTGCTTGTGGCTCTTCTTGTATAATCGAATATTTTCTATCATAGCCCCAATCGCCAGCAACACTTATTAATTTTACTCCATCTTTAAAGGCTGGGGCTTCATTCATATTATCGTTTAAATCTCTTGAAATTATTGGCAATGTTTTTCCATCGATAACAATAGAACCCGCCCTAGATGTAAAAAACTTTATAGCTAATTCAGTAATTCGCAACTGTTTATTTTGCTGTGAACCAATAGTTTGTAATAATTTTTTACTTTCAATTGGGTATGAAGTAAAAGTTGATTTATATTTTAAACCAACATGAATTATTGAAGCAAAATTTTCAAGAGTTATTTTACCTTCAGCATTTACTGTTTTACTTTTAGGGTCAGTTGCTCCATCTCCATTAGCTTCTACACTTGCCCCTATCAAATGAGTTAATCCACTTACTTCTTGAATTGCGATTGCCCAATTATTAGCTGTTAAAGAATTTGAGCTAAAATCTCTAATTATTGTTATAGAAACTTGAGTTGTTGAAGTGTAAGCAGTAATTTTAGCCTTGCCCGTGCCGTTTAAATTTCTTATTTCTTTACCAACACTTGACGCAGAAAATATAGCACTGCCTGCGGTTGCTATTCCACTACCAATAGTTAAGGTTGTGTTTTGCGTTCCATCGTAAGTTAAACAAGAATCAACATAAACATAATTTAAATTATCATAACTAAAATTAGGCTCTAAGATTTCAATAAATCTTTTTTCCACGCCGTTAATTGTTCTTTTGACTAAAATATAAATTTCATCATATTCTTTAGCTGATGGTATAACCGCTAAATCTTCGACAATTCCATTTGTTGTAAATCTGGTCCAACAATTAACTTCTTGATCGCCTTCAAACACAAATTTTGCAATTTGCCCGTCTTCACGCACAGCCCAAATTGTTGAAACTGGGTTTTGTTGATAATCGAATCTTTTTAAACCTGTTCCCGTAATATGATTGCTTCTAATTGAGGCATCTTGAGCTTTATATTTTGCTTCGGTGTTTGTATAATTTATTGCCCTAACTTTTTGTTTACCCCTTTGTAAATAAAAAGGTGTCGAATCGCAATAAACAGGGTCAACCCACTCGCTACCAAAAGCAATTTGTCGTTTTAAATCAATATCAGTATTTGACATACCAGCAGAATTATTTGAAGGCTTTGCTCTCCAGATACTATCGCTACAACCAATTAACAAAACTTCATCACTAAATAACCATAAAATAGAATCGTTAGTTGAACTGGCAATTGTTCGATTAAATCCATCATCGGCAGTTAAAGAGGTGTAATCTATATCAAAATTTTCATAATCGGCGGATTTGCTAAACCATATTTTTTGAGTTTCATTAATTGAGCCAGCTAAAACAAGTCTTTGTTCGTGAAATGTTATTGCCCTCGGATAACTACGATGCAAACCAAATTCTCCCTCGCTCCAAGTATATAAATCTTTGTTTTGTTGACCTGAATCAATTGTTTTTTGACTTGTGGCTGAAACTGTTGTAGAGTTGGTAAAACCTGTTATTTTTAAATAATTATAACTTGTGCCGTCCCTCATTAACATTAAAGAGCCGACATGATTTGCGGTAAATGTGTAAAGATTGGAACCTGTGGCTGTTAATGTGCAATTATTCCCAGATATACCACTAATTTTTAAAGTTCTTGTTTGTAAAATATTTTCTTTTTGATATGGTCCATAAAGCAAATCAATTTGTGAAAAAGTCCAACTAGAATTATTAAATCGAATTAATTTATAAAATCCTTTTAATGGATGAACCATCCAAATAACATCATCTTTTTGAACATAACGAATAAAATCTAAATCACTTTCAGAAAAACTATTTGCTACTTCATAAGCACTTCCGCCACTTAAAACTAATGCTTGCTGAGAATAAAATCTAAAATAACCCGCTCCTAGCTCAATAATTAAAACTTGGTCGACATTATATTTAAACCTGATAATTCTGGTTTTTTTTGTTGAATCTTTAACTTCATTAACAAATCTTGTGCCTTTTCTTCTAAATAACCAGCCTTGAGGGTGAACATCAAAATTTTCAACAATAGAACCGCCATTAAAAAAAGGCTCAAAATCGACTAAGCCGTCAATAGTAGGTGATAATTCACCTGCATTAAATCGTGTTTGTATTTCATTAACACTAGCCATTTTGTCTTATATCAATCCATTCGTTAGATGTTAAAGGTGTTTCGTTTCTTATTGCTTTAAATTGTGTCATAGCTTGATACAAAGCATTTTCATATTCGGATAATAATTGTTTTTCTCTACTATCCGAGCCAGTTAAATTATAGCATATTTTTGTAGCAAGCAATAAAACAAAAGCATTTTTAAAACCTGATGTATATTCGCTAGGGTCTGTAATTCTAGCAATGTAGGTAATTTTTATATTATCGGTATTAGTCAATATATATTTTCCTTCTATTGTGTAATCTGGTTCATTTTCAATAGAAATAAGTTTAATATATTCGGGATTAGTTGGTAATGCAAATTTATAGCTCCATTCGTAAAGCGGTGTTTCGGTAAGCTTATTTAAGGCTTGCCTACGCACCGCAAAACTCCATTCGGCTTCGTTCAAAATCTGATTTAATGCAAAATCATAAGCAAGTTTCAAGTCGGTAGCTTGTTGGCTTGGGTCAGTGTCAATATCTTGAACACGACCCTTACCTAACTTTAATAATGCAAGATTACATAATTCAGTTTTTGAAGTCATTACAATACAGAATATTCAATTAAAATTCTAATATCGCCAGCAGCCGAACCAGCAGTGTTAAAAGTTATTGCTGGTTGAAATAACTTTTTAGGGTCAGCGGTTAAGCCAGCAATTTCCCAGATTTGTTTATGCTTGTTTTCAATAGCGGGTTTTGTAAAAGCATCAAGTCCTTTTGTTGCAGTTCCTAAGCCTTGTCCGTCCAATAAACAATCTTTAACTATTACCGCCGCACCAGCTGAAACGGTTTCATAAAAACCTAAATCAACATCGGATGCACCAGTAATGGCATCAAAATCTAATTGAATACGATGAATAACCGCATTGCTTGGAAGGGGAGCGCCTAGATAAAATACTGAAGCGTCGCCGTCAGTTGTTGCCTTTGCAATTGTATCGACAATAATTCTACTTCTAGCTCCATTGAGTTGGAAGTTATTTTTGTCAAGTGAGCCTGTTTTATTAGCCATAAAATATTATAAATTAAAATTAAAGTTAAGCGGTTGGTAAATCAGTTGTTAAGCAGTCAATAGCTACAACTAACTTTTCTTCCATACGAGTTGATCCATAAGAAGCTTTTGCAGATAATTGAATGTTTTGTTTAGGAACATTTTTTTCAGCAACAGTTGTAATATCTTTATGTTTTGCAAAAAGACCAGCTTTTTTAACATAAAGAAAAGCTCTTTTAGTATTTTCAGCAGCTCCAGCAGGAAGATAAGAAGAGTTAAATCTTAAAAATTTAATACCATAAAACTCTTCAGCTTTAGCATATTTCATTTCAGCATTTGCACTAAGTTTATAATCTTTGTTAATAAATTCAGTTTGTCCTAACAAATATCTATAAGAAGCAGTTGATAACACGCAATAAACTTCTTCAGTTGCTAAATCAACATCATTATCTTCAAAGATTTTAATAGCATCTTTAAGTTTTTTAGTTGTTAAATCTTTTGAACCGTGAGCAATTAATTGATTAGAGGTATCAAAAGGGACATCAGCTAAAGTTCCGTTTTTGTCAACAGATTTAGCAGAGCCAAGTAATCCATTAATGATAATTTGGTCTTTTTTTCTGTTAGCAGCTTTAACAAAATTTGCTAACATAGAAGATTGAGGGTTTACCATTTGTCTTTGCAAATCTTGCTCGTCAATGTAATCCATACCTTCATAATCAACACAAGTAATAGAGCGTCTAGAAAATTCAGTAGGTGTGTATTGAACGTCAGAGTGTCTGCCTTGTCTAACTAACAATTCAACACTGCCAATTCTGTCAAAATATTCAAAATTGGTATTCATTGTGGTATTATCAAGGGTACTTTCAAGTAATGAAGTAGTTTTTTGGGTAAGCTCGCGTAAATTAGTATTAAACGCAATTGTTGCTGCCAAAAGATCGGCTGTTTGAGTCATAAAATAAATATTTGAATTAAAAAATAATAAAAATCGGGGATTACTCCCTCCTAATTGCTACCCTTAATTTCAAAGACTTAAATTAAGCTCCCTTTTACTTTACATCGGACAATGTTTAGCTATAAAATAGAATATTAAATTTTAATGTCAACAATATATTTTTTGTTTATAGCTAAATTTAAAATAATATCACAAATTGCGTCTTGATTATCATTTTTATAAAAAGATTCATTAACAAACATTAAAATTGCATCTTTAGTATAAAAAAAACATTTAGAATCAGTAAAAGAATTATTAAAATATTTCGCTGTTAAATCAATTCCTTCTTTAAAATTTTCTATAACAAAATTTATCCATCTATCGGCATTATTACTTTTTCCTATAGAATATATTTCTTGGTTTCCAAAATATTCTTTTACTTCTTTAATATTTTTTGCATTAACTACAATTTCTTTATCAAATAAATTTACAGTTAATTCTTTTAATTTTGCATTTAACGCTTTATCTACCATTTTTTTAAATTGGTCAAGTGAAGCATCTAAGTCTCCAAGAGTAAACTCATATTCATATTTATTATAGCCCCCTAGATCAGATTTTTTGTAAAATTCTTCAAGATTATTAAATTTTGTAAAAGTATTTATCATATTTTTTTATTGAGTTAATATTAATACAATAATTTATTAATGGTTTAATTAATGTCAACAAAATAATTAACTTTAGTTTTAAATGTAATGGTTTTTTTGTCTTTATCTTGAGATTCATTAGTTTGAATATTTACATGTGCATAAACTTTTTCTTTATCTATATTAATTGCATTTTTGATACGCCTTTCTATTACACGATTAATAGAATCTATTATTTTGCTATGCCCTGAATATTCATGATGTAGATTTTCAAAATCCTTTGTTTCTATTTCAAAAAAATTTATATTTTTGTTTTTTGCAAAATCTTGAAAATCTACTAATGATTGTATAAAAGTTAACATTTATTATAAATATGGTTTTTTTAACATTTCAAAAACTTGATTAACCGCTTTTAAATCTCCCTTATGATAAGGGTGCGTTTTGTCATTTAAAATATCGTTAAACATTTCTTCGGGCGATTTTGTAATTTGTTTTAAATTATTTCCAATAGAACCCTCGCTAACTTTAGAAGCCACTTTATCCATTATTTTAGATATTAAAACTTTTTGGTCTAATGGTAAATTGTGAATACTTTCCATGTCTTCGGGCGAAACATAATTCATTAAAGTTTTTTCAGCAATATCCGCTCTTTTTTCGTAATCAAAGCCCCATTCCTTTTTAATATTTTCTAATGATTGCTTGTTAGCTTCGTAGGCTTGTCTTTCTAGTTCAATTTCTTGTGTTCTGTCGGCTTCAAAAATACTATTAAGAAATTGTTGTGCCACTTCGGGTTTAATTCCAAGTTCTAAGGCTTTTGTTTTAGCTGTATTAACAATATTATCTTCAATAGAATAACCTTCAGGCAAATTAATTTGGTAATCTTCGGGTTTAAATGTTGATGGTTGTGCCATTTGTGCTTTTAATTCCGCTTCGACAACATCACGAGCTTTGCCAAAATGTTTATTTTTGTGATAATAATCTTTAGCAATTGCCGATAAATCTTTAGGAAAGTTTTTAGAAAGCCTTTCAAAATCAGCATCTTTTCTAATATCCTCAGGAAAAAATGAATTTAAATCAAAACTTGGCGTAGCTGGTGCCGTATTTTGAGTAATATTAGTTTCATTAACTGGGCTTGATTGTGTTGGTGCAGTAGGTGCGACTTGATTTTCAATTGTCATAATTTTTTTTATTTGTTGATAGTGTTTAAATCTAAGTAATCGTCAATATATTGAAATGCAAGTCTCATTCCCACTTGTAAATGTGAGGCTAAAACATCATCGCAAGTATATTCTCTAGAAATTAATTCAGGATTAATAACTAAAGCCGTTCTTAGATCTTTGTAAACTATCAAACCTTCTGCCGAGCCAAATACTGTGTTAAATATTCGCTTTCTTTCTATAAGTTTTTCCTGTAATTGTTTTTCTGCGTCAATCATTAAACCCCCGCTTGTTTCATTGTTGCTAATGTTTGTGCTTC